TTCTGACGAACTGACCATTGATGGTGATGACGCTACTGATAGTGAGAAAGAACGTCTAACTGAAGGATACTATGAAGACGGAATTTCTTTTCTTGAGGAAGAAGGGTTCTATACTTACGATAATGAGATTATCATTCATGGCGAGCTTGAGGTTGGAGAATTTGCGGGGTATGTGGGGCTATGAATAGTATAATATATGACTTTGAAACACTCAGTCAAAATATGTTCACCGGAGCTGTTGTTAGTTTGGCATGCCTTCAGTTTGATACGCGTCGATATTCTGAAGGTGATGGCTATGCATATGAAGAGCTTCTAGACATGACGAAGACCATCAAGTTTGATGTTCAGGAGCAAGTCGAAGAGTATGGACGTACCATCCAAAAAAGCACTCTGGAGTGGTGGAAAAAGCAGGGACCAGAAGCGCAGAAACAATTGAAGCCATCTTCCGATGATGTTTCTATTTCCAAACTTCATAATTGGTTGACAACTGAATTTAATATCCCAAAGGCCAAGACCATATGGACACGCGGAAATACCTTTGATCCGATCTATCTCCGAAGTATCCTTGATGCTGTTGGCGCGCCAGATCCATTTGTTCAATGGTGGGCAATTAGAGATACTCGGTCATACTTAGATGGAATGTTATATGGTTCTAATATTAAGAATACATTTATTCCAGAAGGACTCGAAGAAAAGTTCGTTGGTCACGATCCAAAACACGATGTTGTGATGGATGTTATGCGAATGCAATTTTTATGCGAATTAAATTCATGGCAAGAATTAGCACCCTGATGATGAGTAAGAGTATGAGTAAGTGGTGGAGAATTTGGGCGAAGTCCCTAGGAGAGAAAGTTGGAGAAACTGATAAGCAAGCTAATACTGTTGCTGCTGTTAGGACTATTTGGTGGATTACTCATATGGCGACTTGTATCTTTATTATCCTTAACGCTATAGCTAACCATGGTTGGGGATTGTTAAATGTCTAATCCATTCGATTATATCAACGCTATCAATACCAGCAAAAAGAACTTGATGCGCGGAACTGACAACGATACACTGGCAGAGAAAGGTTATGATGCTTTCTTGACCAATCGCGCATTGTCATACCACGCCGACACAATTGGCTTCGCCAATGAAATGAACACTAGACACTATCTCGATAAATCGCCGCAGTTTTTATTTTTTATAAATATCGTTAGACCCAAGAAAAGATTTGCTAAATGGGTCAAAAAAGAGAAAGATAGTGACTTGGCGGCAGTTAAAGAGTATTATGGATATAACGATATCAAGGCTCGACAATCCCTCACTATTCTTTCAGATCATCAGATTGCTGAAATAAAAACAAGAATAGATAAGGGCGGACGAAATGCTGGATAGCATGGTCGAGGTATACTTAAAGGACGATGACGATTTTTTAAAGATTAGAGAAACGCTCACTCGTATTGGTGTGGCTTCACACAAAAACAAAACAATTTATCAGTCGTGTCATATTCTGCATAAGCAGGGTAAGTATTACATTGTCCACTTTAAGGAGTTGTTTGCTCTGGATGGTAAGCCGAGTAACTTTGGCGACGACGATATTGCGAGACGTAATACAATTGCTAACTTATTGGCTGAATGGGGATTGGTTTCTCTGGCAGATAAAAGCAAAAGTAGCGAAAAAGTTGCTCCTTTGAATCAGATAAAAGTTCTTCCTCATAAAGAGAAGAACGACTGGATTTTAGAAGCTAAATATAACATCGGTAAGAAACTATAGTAAGGATTGAGAATGACCAATTTTATGAAAGTGAAAGAATTTATGACAACATTCCGACAAGAAGTTAAGGAAGCACCTGAATACCCAGGTCTTGATGTTGCCGCTTTGAGGTATGAACTTATCCGCGAAGAATTACAGGAATTGTTTGACGCGACTGGTCAGAAGGATATGGTTGAAATTGCCGATGCTCTGACTGATTTGCTTTATGTTGTTTATGGTGCTGGTCATGCGTATGGTATTGACCTTGATGCTTGCTTCGACCATGTACACGCATCAAACATGAGTAAGCTCAATGCGTTTGGTCAACCTGTATATAGAGGCGATGGTAAAATTTTAAAAGGCGAGAACTATTGGGCGCCAAACATGAAACAATTCGTAGGAGAAGCGTAATGAACAGGCAAGAAGTATTTGAAACATTAAAGGTAGACGAAGGAGTCGAGTATGAAATCTACAATGATCACCTCGGTTATCCAACGTTTGGAGTCGGTCATCTTGTCCTCGAAAGTGACGAGGAACACGGACAACCAGTTGGAACACCAGTTACTGAAGAAAGAGTTGAGGAGTGTTTCGAAAGAGACCTCGACACCTCCATCTCAGAATGTATCACTTTATACGGAGAAGGGTTTAATGACTTCCCAGACACAGTCCAACAAGTCTTGGTTAATATGATGTTCAACATGGGTCGTCCGCGTTTGAGTAAGTTTAAGAACTTCACCGCCGCGCTCGAAGAAGGCGATTGGGCTCGTGCCGCAGTAGAAGGTCGCGACTCCCTTTGGTATCGCCAGGTAACTAATCGCGCAGAACGATTGATGGCGAAATTAGAAGAAGTTTAAATTGATATTGATGAGGTATTATTATGTTGTTTAGATCTTTATTTTTGGTACTCGCTTTTGGGGCAAGTACATTTACACTGGCTCAAGAGGATGTCATTAAGACGGACTCAATAACTAACAGTACAGTAACATCAAAGTCTGATTCTACAACTACTTTGAAGTCGCCGCCATCATCGGCGATAACACCAACAATCAATACATCCAATTCGGACTTGTGTACGTTTGGTGTGGCAGGAGCTATTCAAACTCAGATCCTGGGTATCTCAACAGGTACTCAGGTAACTGACGAGAATTGTGAACGTCTTAAGCTGTCAAAAACCTTGTATGATATGGGTATGAAGGTTGCTGCCGTTTCAACTATGTGTCAGGACTCTCGTGTATTTGATGCTATGATGCATGCTGGTACGCCTTGCCCGTTTGATGGTATGATTGGTGTTGAAGCGAAAGCTGCGTGGGAAGTGAACTCAGAACAAAAACCCGATGCGAAAAAAGAAGACGAGGGAATGAAAGATGGCACTAAGACATTGTTGGGCGGCGCTGGCGTTGCTAGCTTACTGTTCTTACTCCTACTCTGATGAAATTTTCGGCTCTACAGGTAATGCCGCGAAGGATGGCTATAACTGGGTGATGACGAATGTCCTGCCACAACAGGCAGGATTGACCGTTGGTAATGTTGTCTATCGTTATACTGCTGAAAAGGCTGTTGAAGATGACATGGTTGTGCATGTTCAGAATGAGAACGCTCGCGGAGATGGATATATTTTCAGATCTAGCGATGATTGGTCTGGCCTGCCAGGAAATACTATAAATAAGGTTGTACCTGTCAATAATATTGACATATCATATTGGGGAAACGGTTCCATAGAAATTGATGGTACTGGCTCTGTTTCAGATCCTTCGGTGATATACACATATCAATACGATCCGTGTTTTGATCCGCAGACTGATCCGAGCTGCGCTGGTTATATCGCTCCAGTAGATTATACTGTCGAGAACGTTAATATAAACGATCCTCTTGATGACGATATGATACAAGATGAGTTGGATAGAAAGGCTTCTTTAGATGATGCCGATCAAGAAGACCGCGACCAAAAGAAGATGAAGTCCGAGAAGAAGATAGATGGGCAATTGGAGAAAGTACTTGGTATTGTCAACACATCATTATTGGCAGCAGAATCTGTAGCTAAACACAATGAATTGATAATGCTGAATTATATTCCTCAAACATATTATGCTGCTATCCCAGGCGGTGCGTATGAAGAGAAAATTAGTTTGACTGATAAAGAATTGCCTGATAGTAAAAAAGGTTTGAGAGTTGGTTTTGCTCACCAGATTCTGCATCAGAAAATGGTAGATTTACAGTATGGAAAGTAACTACTAATAAAATAAAAGGAGAACAGAAATGTTCAAAAAAGTAATGCTCGCAGCGATTGTATGTTTGAGCGCAGCTGCTGTAGCTGCCGACGTAGAAGTTGTGGGAACTGTAGCTTCAAAGTGTGTTGTCACCACAGACACATCTGGTGTGTATGGTAACCCATCGCCCAGTGTTCTGAGCACCGCCGCTGTTGATGCTGGTGTCGAGCCAATTGTTCGGTTCGATGTAATTCAAGCAGGTTTCTACAAGGCAAAAATCAGTTCACCAAATACATTTTCAGAGAGTCCTGTTCTGAATGATGTTGTTAACTGGACTGGTGATGTTTCTGTAGGAGAAGTGACTGACGCCTCGATGTCTGCTTATGACACAAGTAAGATTGTTTATGATAATATCACCGAGGTTGACCTGACAGTTGCAGGCAGCACTTGGTTTAAGGTTTCTTCACAGGCAGCTTATGGCTATGACAAAGCGTTGCCTGCTGGAACTTATCGCGCTGTGATTAGTGCCGAGTGTATTGCTAAGTAGATTATATGCCTTATATTATGTTGCTAATGGTGTTATTCGGTGGGCACGCAAGTGCTCACCAATTTACACCAACTTATCCTGAGCTGGAATCATCCTATGTTTCTGGTGTTCTTAAAACGACAATGGACTTGTTCAACAGTAGGAAAGACGTATCCTATTATGAAATAGGTGTGTTTGATGGTGAGTGGAATGGAGTTCCGTTTGCTACAGAATCTAGGATTGTGAAAATTGATTATCTTAGAAGAAAGAAGATTGACATCTTCATCCGAGAGTCGGATAGGGCGAAAGCAGTATATATCTGTTCGAAGTCAAAACTATTGGCTCGCGGATCGGCGGTGACGTCAATATCTTCAAGGATATGTTCTAAAATAAAGTGAGTATATGATGGTAAGGTTATTTGTTATTATGCTAATGGTGTGTACAGAAGTGTACGCAGACTCAAGTTCATTGAATCTTGGTGTGCCGACTTCTCCGCAAAGCTATCAGTCAGACAGAATACGCGCTGGCGATTTGGAATGCTCGATGGCAATCGGCTCATCCACAAATGTCGAGTTTGGTGTTGTAGGTATTATCAACCAGAACGATCCGTTCAATACATACAGCGCTACTGGATTAGATCCAACACAATTCGATTACAATCAAAGAATGACGGATGTTGGTGTTTATGCTAAAATCACAATCCCTATCGGTGCGCCAAAAGAACGTCTGAATTGTAACACATTATACAAACTGGAACTTGAGAAGAAAAGGTTGGAGGTTCGTAAGCTACAGCAAGAACTGCAGAATCTGAAAGAACTCAAGTTTGAGAACTAAGGAATTAAAATGGCAGAAGTAGAATTTGGTGGAATGACTTTTAGTGGCGGTAGGATGTTTGTCTTGATCTCCGCACTTTCTACGCTCGGCGGTGCCAGCTGGGGTGCGTTTGAATTTTATTCAGACTATATGGGAATGAAAGAAATCATTCAAAACATTGACACCACAGCAATCGAGAACCGCAATCAGCAGATTGAGATTAAACTTGATGAAGCAATCGACTACTCCCGCAGCATTAAGAACGATCTACGCGACGACTTCAACCGTATGGAAAAGAATGTTGACCGTATTGAAGACCAGAACCGCAATCTAGAAGACAAGGTCAAGGATATGATTGACCGTGCAGGCGAAAGGTTTGATACTAAGCGAGAAAGTTTACAGACTGACACAGAACTAAAGATCAACTCTGTGGAAGATCGACTCAATAAGAAAATACAAACAGTCTTGAATAACCCTTTAGCAGATTAAACTGTTTGGGGGTTATTCCTGTTTATATCTTTATGACCCTAAATGGCGTCTTCATATAACAAATCGGTATAAAAAAAGGTAAAATAGTCCTTGATATCTCCTACAATAGGAGTATAATACCTGTATAAATTGATTGAGGTGTGTTTTATGTATAGTATTGAAGGTCGTCACGCTAAACCAGAAATCGTTGCAGAGTATGTTATCCGACTTATGAACGAGCTGAAGATCCATAGATTCACTTCTCGAATGGTCACTATCAAGTTCAAATCTGAACTAGAAAATCACGCGCAAGGTCTTTGCGAGGGCGATAAAGATTATGCCACCATACAGATCGGCAAGAATCAATCTTTTCTGAAGCAGATGCAGGCACTTGCTCACGAGATGGTTCATGCTCGCCAGTTCCTTCGTGGTGAGTTGTCTGCGGTTGGTGTTTGGAAGTGGAAGGGTCGCAATGCTGACAACTACGCTTACACCAACCAACCTTGGGAGAAAGAAGCGTATCGTCTTGAGCGTGAACTCTTTCTTGATTGTTTCCCCTTTGAAAG